TACGCGCAACCCTCGCAATCCGTGCAACCCGCGCAACCCACGCAACGTGTGCAACCCGCGCAACCCACGCAACCCGTGCAATTCACGCAATCCTTGCAATCCGTGCAATACTTGCAATCCTTGCAATCCGTGCAACCCGCGCAACCCACGCAATCCGTGCAACCCGTGCAATACGCGCAACCCTCGCAATCCGTGCAACCCGCGCAACCCACGCAACCCGTGCAATTCACGCAATCCTTGCAATCCGTGCAATACGTGCAACCCATGCAATCATTTTCATCCAGGAATTTTGCATTAGAATTGGCTTCCTCTTGCGAATTCTTGGAATAGGAAGAATTACCGTATGGCGTAACGTCAGAATAAAACATGGTCAATTCCTTAAAATTAGATCATAGCACGAATGCGGGCGAACAAACTTTGTTTTTCAACCTTGATTTGCCTACGCCCAGGTTTTGCAAAGTTGACACCAACGTGCATAACTTTGCATTCAACAGCTTGCGCCAGCGCAAAGTGTGCTGTACGGTCATTTTTTGGTTCGCGGTTTCGTGTGTTCATAGGTTTATTATAGTGATGTTTTGCCCAGGTGTTTAGAGTGTGCAATCTAATTTATTTGTTGCACGTATGCTATAATAGTGTAGGGGCGGTTATTAGACCAGGTATTCCAGCGAAGCTGGTACACCCACCCACAGGGCCTATTGAGGTATTTTTCAATAACATTTTGGGTGCTACTTCTGACCCTAAATCGTTGTGGTTTAGCGGTTTAGCGGTTTAGCGTCGTATTCCCTAAATCGTTGTGGTTTAGCGATTTAGCATCGTATCGTTGTGGTTTAGCATCGTATTTTCTAAATCGCAACGATTTAGTAATTAAAAACGCATAGTACAAAATTTTACACTTGCGTTAATTTACCCGAACTGCTATAATATAAACAGTATAACAATATATTACTATCATGCTACCAATAAACACCCCTGCCGAAGTTCTACAGATAAGCCCAGAAGCTCTCGAAGTGGCTAATATATATCTACAAGAACAGGATATATCAAAAACAGCAGATATTCTAGATATATCCTCTGCTCTAGTTTCCCAATACTTGGAGCGCCGGGAGGTAAAGTCCTATATTGACCAAGTGTTCTACAATGTTGGGTTTAATAATAAGTTCCAAGTGCGAAAACTTATGGATACGATCATTAAGAAGAAACTTCAAGATATGGATGAGGCTGAAGTCGGGTCCACAAAAGATATTGCAGACCTTTTAGAATTGAGCCATAAGATGACGATGGAGCATATGAATAAAGAAATACAATTAGAGAAATTAAGAGGAAGTCATATTAAGAATCAAACTAATATTCAGATTAACGAGGGCTCGGGTCAAACTAAATATGCTAATTTAATAGAGAAATTACTTACACATGAGTCAGTTTAATAAAGGTACTAGGGCTTTAGAAAAAGGCAAATATTTAAAAGCCCTATCCCACTTCAAAAAGCAAGAAGGCGAATTTAAAGAACTTTATCTTAATATAGGTAATTGTTATAGATGGTTAGGAAAAGATTCATTAGCATTAGATAACTACATTCTAGCAAACTCTAAATCTGTACCATTTATTGATGGTAAATATGGGGAATATGTTCTAGCCTTAAACAATATTGGGCTTTTGGAATATGCAGCTGGCAATGATGAGAATGCTATCGCGTTTTATAAGTACGCGTTAACATTATCACCTTTGAATTATGAGAGTATTTGGAATATGTCTATTGCAACTCTTAGAAATGATATTTACTCTGCTATTGGTTGGAAGATGTATGAGTATAGATTCAATCGTGGGAGTGGATCAGTACGAACTGATAAATCTCTTGAGCGTTGGGACGAGAAAAGCAGTGGAGATAGCATATGTGTACTAACTGAACAAGGTATTGGTGACAAAATCATGTTTGGTAGGTATATACATAAGTTATCTGAATTTTTCTCTGAAATAACTGTAGTATGTCATCCCTCTCTAGATGTATTCTTTAGTCAATGGAAAATTGCTAGAGTTGGAAGCGGATTAGCTGTTGATTTATGCTCTTTAGCTAGAATATTCGGTGTTGATTGCTCTGCTAACTGGTTGCCTTATAAGTATAGCCTACCTTCCTCATTCCGTGTTGGAGTAGTCTGGTGTGGCAGTGTAACTCATGCCAATAACCACAATCGTTCATGTTCTAAACACTACTTTGATTTTATAGACCATGTGTCTTTAGTACCTGAACGTAGTTCTCTAGACCTGTCTACATGGGAAAAAACTATTTCTGTATTGCTTGGATTATCTTTAGTGATAAGTGTAGATACATCTATAGTACATTTGTGCGGTACACTTGGCATACCTTGCATAATGGTGCAACCGTTGAAAGATCATGATTTTAGGTGGGGAAATACCTACAGAGGGGATGTACAGAAATGGTACCCGTCTGTTACTGTAGTTCATAATAACAATAATTGGGATGAAGCGTTTGCCACAGTCAGAGAATTAGTTTCATCGTTGGAGATTAAATGTATAAAAGCGTAAATGGTAGATATGGCGTATGTAAGTTTCTAGCCAAGGATGAGTATGTTGGCCGGTCGATGTACTATTACGGCGAATACAACCCAGACGAGACTGAGAAGATACTTAGTCTTGCTAAGGGGGTATGCTTAGACATTGGAGCTAATATAGGCGTTATATCTCAGGCTTTGCTTGCTAATGGGTTTAGGGTTCATGCGTTCGAACCTCAACCGGTGCTAGCTGAATTACTAGCCGAGAATATGAGAAATGCTGGTGGTGAATTTACTTGGCATAATACGGCTGTAGGGTCTGAGACTGGTAACGTACTAATGCCTAAGGTTCAGTATTCAAGTAAAGGCAACTTCGGTGGGCTTGGGATTGGGGATACCTCGATTTATGGCAGCATCACTGTACCTATTGTCACAATTGATTCCTTTAATTTTAATGTAGGGTTCATGAAGATTGATGTTGAAGGGTATGAACTTGAAGTGTTGATAGGTGCTACTGAGACAATTTCTAGGTGCAAGCCTATTATGTATATCGAAGATGACAGAAGTACTAAATCAAATGAGTTACGTGCATATATTGATTCGCTAGGATATACAATTGAAGAACATAAACCTACGCTTTATCGCGAAGAAAACTTTTTTGGACTGAAAAAGAATGTCTGGGATAGGAACTATGCTTCGCATAACCTAATCTGTATGCCTAAATGTTAACAATTTCGAGACCCGATGTAGATCGGGAAGCAATAACAGAATGGCCGCTTGATAAGAGATTTATTAAACTGCCTGTCCCTGCGTATTTAAAATTACTGCCTGCCATTGACCCTATAACTTATGAAAAAAGTACGGCTTGGGATCAGATTAATAGACCCCAAATCGCCCTAATCAATGCAGTAAACCATCCTAGTTATAGATTTATATGCGCAGCACTCGCCAGACGACTGGGTAAAACGTATATAGCTAACGTTATTGGTCAGCTGGTAACTCTAGTACCGGGATGTAATGTATTAATTATGTCGCCGAACTATACTCTAAGTAGTATATCCTTTGAGTTGCAACGTAAGTTTATTCGTTCCTTTGATTTGGAAGTGGACAAAGATAACTTAAAAGATAAGGTTATCGAGTTATCTAATGGCTCCTCAATTAGAATGGGATCCCTATCAACTGTTGATTCGAGCGTCGGAAGATCATATAACCTCATTATATTTGATGAAGCCGCGTTAGGCAAAGAAGGTCGGGACGCTTTCAATGTATCCCTCCGCCCTACGTTAGATAGGCCAGACAGTAAAGCTATATTTATATCCACACCACGTGGTAAAAATAACTGGTTTAGCGAGTTCTTTCAGCGAGGCTTTAGTGATGACTATCCAGAATGGGTGTCATTAACTGCTGACTATACTGAAAATTCTAGGATGAAAGAATCTGACGTTCAAGAAGCTCGAAAGAGTATGTCTAAGGCTGAGTTTGAGCAAGAGTACATAGCGTCGTTTACAACATTTGAGGGTCAAATCTATTCAGGGTTTAATACAGAATGCATTCAAGAGTTTGAGCACACAGATGGGGTGGAATATATAGCTGGATTAGATCCAGGTTATCGTGACCCTACGGCATTTGTAGTTATAGCATACAATAAAAATACTGAAAAGTTTCACGTCGTAGACGAGTACCAAGAAGCGGAAGCCGTAACAGCCAATCATGCAGAAGTATTTACCAGACTAGTTGGAAAGTATGGTATTGAATCCATATTTATTGACAGCGCAGCAGCTCAGTTCGCTAGTGATCTTGCATACACTTATGACATAGCTACTATCAAAGCTAAAAAACAGGTCTTAGAGGGTATTGCGTATGTGCAGACACTAGTAGAACAAGACAGACTATTAGTAGCGCCACACTGTACACATACACTAGCTATGTTAGATCAATATAGATGGAAACCTGAATCATCTAAAGGTTCCACTGTAGAGAAACCAGATCACAATATATTTTCACACGTAGCTGACGCTTTGCGTTACTGCTTATACTCTTTTACAATATGACCTCAGGCATTTATAAACTAACTTTTAGTAATGGCAGTTTCTATATTGGTAAATCTATTAATATAGAAGAACGTTGGATACAACACATGAATAAGTTTTGTAAACATTCTGCAGCTAGGTTAATGCAACAGGCGTTTGATGCATATGGTCCGCCCAGAGGAACTATAGTGTTTGAGTGCCATCCAGATCATATAGATTTGGTGGAAGCTAGTTTTATTAATCGCCTAAAACCAGATTTAAATGGCACGTACCCTCCGTGTCCATTTTCAGCGTATGGCGGCGATGAATATGATGCATTAGTATCTTGGTTAAATATGTCTACGGTTGAGCACATAACAAAGCTTCAATTATATAGTCTAGAAAAAAATGAAATCAAAAAACTTAACAAGTATATCGAGTTTTTAGAAGCAGATAGAACTAGAGAAGAAGTACTTGTAGATGTTAATAATGAATTAACACAACTTAGAGCCTCTAACAAGTACTTAAATGAAGAGATTGATAGAATAAAAATAGAGCAATATACTAAACTACCGTGGTATAAGAGGATATTTTTAGAACATAAAAGTTATAAGTATGGATCTTGTGGCCCTGTATGGTTACAGTGTATCATGTATATGTATTTACCATACGGCTTCTGGTTAATATTTCAACAAATAGCTAAACTATAAAAAACCGCCATAGCGTTACTGCTATGGCGGTTTTTCAATTTAGGGTCCAGAATTTATTATCGGGTAGATAAATTTAGTACTTGACTTACGCTATCTAACGTGTTACAATATGGAAATCGAAAAAAACAATATCTTAATTTTATTATGTCCAATGGCTAAGAACACTAACAATAGGATTCCAGTAAAATGGGTTCGCGATAGGGCGAAAGGTGCATACGATAAAAAAGATAGTTGCTATATTTGTGGGTGTTCTACTGATTTAGAGCTACATCATACGCACTCTATAACATTATTACTCAATAATTGGGCTACTAAAAATAACTACGATATATCCACAGATGAGGGAATATTAGAAGTTAGAGACCTATTTATTGAAGAGCATCATTCTGAAATATATGATCAAGTGTTTACGTTATGTAATAAACATCACGTAAAATTACATGGTGTTTATGGTAAGGCACCCGCGCTGGGAACAGCTACAAAACAAGTCGCTTGGATAGAAACACAAAAAGCTAGATCAGGTAACGAGCTAGATAGAGTTCCTAGACAGTTAGTCTCTTTCTCTAGTTTTTATTAAGGAGCCATATGACTTGGTATAACCCTGCATCTTGGTTCGATATAGAATCAAAAGCAAATCCGGCACAAACAAATATAGTTT